GTGAAGTAGCGACTTGAGCCTGGTGTCTGGCCGTGATCTTTGCCGACAACATCTAAGCCGATCGTGCTCATGCCTGTAGGTGGCAATGCGATTGATGCTTTAGAGAATTTGCAACCAGCAAAAGTCTCTGAGCGCGAAATATCCGCATACCACTCTTCGATTGAAAAGCTCTTGTCAGTGTGGCCGCTTAAAGGGATAAAGGTGGTTTTGCCGGGTACCGAAACAGTAGCCGAGGCAATCGGGCCTTCTGCGACCAGAGCCGAGCCATTGAGCACCAAGACTGTCAAGGCCAAAGCGGTAACACCAGTTACAAATAAGTTTTTATTCAGGTTTGATGCGTTGAAACTGCCAGCGCTCAGACGCACAACTTGGCCGACTTTAATACCATCGGTCAAAAATGAACCGGCTGCACGAGTGACTGTGTAAGTTGGCGCTGTGCCAGCAACAGTGATGCTTGCGGAAACAATTGAAGTGACAGCTGCAAATTCACGCTTGACCACCGCGGCCAAGTAAGGCGCGTAAGAGCCGGGTGACAATTCGCCGTTAACCGTACCGCTCACGCGACGCACGCCATGACGCATATCTGCCGTTTGCAGATCGGCGCGAATCTCGGTTGATTCGTAGGTATCTTTCGAGAGGTTAAAGGCTGCGTCAACGCGACGCAAGAGCTGCGCGCCAGTAGCGACTGTTGGCAAGACGCCGTAAGAAGTCTCTTCTTTGATTGCAACTTGCTTAAATACACCTGATGCTTGTGGCATGATAATTTCCTGAAAAAATTGCCGTGAGGCGGACGAAAAAAAACCGCCTCATCGACGGTGTTGGTTGTTGGTACTTATTCGTACCAGTGAATGATGAAATCCTGACTTGCGTACCAAATACCGGCATCGGTGTCTTTTGATATTCCTGTACGCAAATCGCGTACAACCGAAACGATCAACTTACTTGCATACGAGCCGCTCTTTAGATTCATCGCAGCCATTACCGCTGAGAGCACAGAATCGACGCCTGCCGCGTCTGCAGCGAGAGCTGTGACTTGCACCCTGCCCATTAACAGCTGAGCCCCAAAGCTCGCGTTTAGCGTCATCACCGGGCTTGTGCTGATCGACTCGTACACGAGAGCTGGCATCGCCGAGCCCTGATTAAGTTGAGACACAGCGCGACGGGTTCCAACAAGGGAAGTCACGCCTGACACATTCAACAGTGCCGCTGTGATCAATTCCGCGCTCATCGCCCGACCTTTTTCAATTCTTTAGGAATTCGTTTAGTCATGTAGTCTGCAAAGGCCTTGATTGCGGCTGCTGACTTTGAATCAAAAGCGGTACGCATAAAAGGGCTCGGATGGATACCGGGGTGCGTCACGGTTTCCTTGGCCAGCCCTGCAAAAAACAAACTCTTGCGACTTTTTGGTTTAATTTCGTAGGGCTTACGCTTTGATTTTGAGCCCTTGCCTGCGTAAAAGCTGCCTGTACCAAATTCGATCAGGTGGGCATACCAAGCCTTGTTATTGCCTGCAGTAACTTTTCCGCGCACATAGCCAAACTTCTCGCTCTTGCGAACAAAACTTACTCTTACACTTCTTTGCAGCTCACCTGTCTTAACGTGGCCGCCGGAGGTCAGCTGCGTTTTTGCTTCTGTTCTGATTTCATTCAGGCCAGCACGCATTGCGCCGCGCATTACGTTCTTTTCAATCTTGGCTGGTAAGGTCTTGAGAATGTCATCAAGCTCTTTAAGCCCAGAGATGCTGATCTCAGAGGCCATCGAGCGAGCCCTCAACACAATCAAAAACAATCCACTGATTCTTTTCGTCTAGAATCCGCGCCGACAAAATATTGATGACCCTGCCGTTAAACAGAATCCGCATTGCAGCCATACCGATTGGCGCGCCAAATACAGCCTGATAGCGCGTCGCAATCGTGTGAGTCAATGCCGAGGTCATCTGGCCGCCTGAAACCTTCTCAGACGAGCTGCCTGCTGGCCTAATGCTCGCCTTAGTTGTGACTACATTTGCCCAGGTGTTAACTTGCTGGCCGTAAGCGTCAAGCGATACAGATTTGTTTTGTATCTGTATCGTGTGGCGGCACTCGTTGGCGTGCATTACAGAGTCCAGCCCGATCCGGCCAGCCACAAACTGCGAGCCGATACTAAATACTTTTCGCGATCGGCTGGGTCGCCCTCATAATCAGCGCGAACCATCAAAATAATTCCGTTGGCGTACTCAGGCACCGTGAGCGGATCTGCCACAGCATCGGCGGCCGAGTAATCCGGCACAGTGCCATAGACGTGCTTGGCGCACTCGCGCGCTGCCGACTCCATCAAACGCAAGATCAGCGGATTGTCATCATTGTGGGTGATGGCAAGTGCCGCTTTGACGTCTTCAAGCGTAAGCATTACTGACGCGACTCCGCGTAAGCGACTGCGGCCGGGTCTGTGTCGACGTGACCAGAGGCTTGTGCAACAGCTAAATCTGCCGCCTCGATCTCGATCACCTGGTCAACTTTTCCGTAAGCGCAGTCCAAAAGCACGCGCGCCTTTGTTTTCTCTGCAGGTTTCTCTGCGGGTTTCTTTGTAGCCATTTTGGTCTCCAATTTGCTTTAAACAGCCCACTTGCGAGAAATGGGCTGGCAAAGCAGACTGCTTAGGTTGCCGAATTCACGAAAACCTTGACTGCAGCTGTGTCGAGCAGGTTTGAACCTGTCCTAGTCCAGCCGACGAAACCGACTTGGCCATTCAAGGCAAAGGCCGAATCGTCAAAACGCAACATCGAAGTCGAGTTTTGAACGTCGCGGATCACAAACTGGCTGAAGTCACCAAAGGCGATCGACTTGGCGTTAGCTGCCATCGTTGCAACGTCATCATTGACCGTGAAGGCGTAGCCGCAAATGGTGGCTGGTAAACCACCAGCAATGCCTTCTGCATCGCCTGGAGTCCAGATTGGGCGGCCGGTTGTGTCTTTTAATTTGCGAATGACAGCAACAGACAGATCCTTCAGCATAAAACGAGCGTTTGCGCGATATGCTGAGTTAACCGAATAGATCAGGTCAACCAGATCGTCATACGTCACGGTTGTGGCTGTACCAGTGGCACCAGTTTTGCCGGTTGCAGCGCGAGCCATAACGCCATAAGGCTTGCTCGAACCGTCGCCAGTTGTGTAATGCTGGTTGGTAATGCGAGCCAGACGGGTAGCCAAGCGATTGACAACAAACGACACGACGTCGATGGCCGAGTCTTGAACCAACTCAATTGGCAGGGCAATTTTCTTGCTGCCGTATTTGAATGGGTTAACAGCAACGGTGCCGAAAGTAATGTCGCCAGCACTTGCTGCGCCGTTCTGAGCCACGATCTCGCCGACTTCCGAAGTACCGTCTGAAGTTGGGTAGTTAAGATCGTTACCGCCAGCTGTGGTCAGGATCTGCGAAACTTCGCGCATTCCACCGAAGGCTTTCATTGCGTCAACAACCAAAGCAGCAATCTCAGCTGGCACGGTGTAGCCACCTTCAGCAGAGGTTGTGGTGCTCATGGCGTTGTGGATCATTGCAGCCTGGTCAGGCGTGACATTCTTGCCATTTCGCAAGTAGATGCCGAGCACGTCTTTTGCAGACATTTCGACAGACTTGCTAGGTGCGACGTTTTTGAAGAATGCGTCTGCATCCAAATCGCGCATACGCTGTTCAGCTTTGAGCTGATCTTGCGCGCGTTGGATTTCATCGGCGATATTGTCAAACTTTACTTGCTCATCTGCTGACCAGACGAGCGAGCCTTTTTCAGCCAACAGGGCGTTGGCCTGATTTGCGAGGTGCTCAACTTTCTCGCGCAATGCTTGTGCGTGTGTCATTCTGACTTCCTAATGAAAAAAGCCCCTTTCGGGGCAAGAATGAGGCGACCGGCCTCAGCGGTTTGTCTGCGCGAGAGCGCTAGGCAATCTGTAAAAGCCGCAAGCGATTTTGGTTACCTGCGGCCATAAAAAAACCCGCCTGAGCGGGTTCATTTGTTGGTTCAATAATTGGGTCTGGGATAATTTCTGGCTCTGGCTTTGTCGGTGCATTTTTGAATGCTGACAAATTCCATACGTTTTGAGCAGACTTCACTGCATCGATGCGATCAACGAAACCGGCATCGAGCGCCTCTGAAGCTGTAAACCAAGTCTCGGCTTCCATCATTGCCAAGATTTCTTCGTCGCTCTTGCCTGTCTTGTCTGTGTAGTCTCGGACAATAGACAGCTCGATCTTTTCGAGCAAAGCCGCCATCGTCAACATATCTTCTTTGTCGCCATACGCCATACCGCTCGCGCAGTGAATCATGAACAGCGCGCCCTCTTTCATTACGACTTGATCGCAAGATAAGGCGATCGAGGTGGCGGCCGAGGCACAAAGCGCATCGATGTGTGCAACGGTCTTGCCAGAAAAGCGACCAATTGCAGCCATAATTGCGCGCGCCTCAAAGACGCTGCCTCCGGGGCTGTTGATGTAGATGTTTAAGACTGGTGAGCCTTCTGCCATTGCGAGCTCGTTGATCACGGCCGCGGCACTTACGCCAAAATACTCGTCGATCACGTCATAAATGTAGAGTGACGATTCTGTCTCGTTTTTGACAAGCGCTAGCGGCTTGGCAATGTTGGCGCGGTTTTCCGCAAATAGTTTCATATTCATGCTGGTACCTGTGTCTGTGCTGCCGGATTAAATAGCTGATCGGCAGCGCCGCCTAGCGGTTTGTTGCCTGACTTTCGGCGGATCTCGTCTGGAGTCATCCAGCCCATGCCGGTGCCAGGACCACCTAGAGCAGCTCGGTTGTATTCAGCCTGAGCTTTCAAGTCGCCTTCAATCAGCGCGTCGCGGTCAAAGCGCAAATACTTGCCTGAATCGCGAGGAAATAACTTTCTATTGAGCTCTTGCTCGATCTTGCGCAAGTGTGGCTGCAGCGTGTAAGTGACAAAGCCGCGGCTCATTGACTCGATGCCAGTACCCCAAGACGTCGAGGCTGAAGTTTCGCCAATTAGATGCGGCGGCACCCCGAAAGCGCGTGCAATGTCGATCACCTGAAACTGGCGCGCCTCGATAAGCTGGGCGTCATCAGCGGTAATGCTGATTTCTTTAGCGGTTAAGCCTTGAGTTAACACTAGCGGGATTCGGTGGTAATTGTCAGCGCCTGAGTATTTGGTTGAAAATGCCGACTGCAGTGCCGTGATCTGATCGTCGCCCATCTTGCCGGGTGCCGAAAGAATCATCGACGGGTGAGCGCCATTCTCAAAGAATTTTCCTGAGTACGCATCCATCGCCAACGCATTGCCAACGGCCGAGCGCGCTGCATACTGAATAACTGACATTGACTTCAGGCCATCAAAGCCAAAGCCGGGGAAGTGAAGAATCTCGCTTGGCTCGATCCACGTCTGAATGCCGTAATCAGCGAGTGAAAGGTAGTATCTGACAGACCCGTCCGGCTGGCGCATCGGCGAAACTGATCCGGCCGGTAGAGGCAAGAGCTCGCGAATAGCGTTATTTGAGCCGCGACGAATCCAAGTGTAAGAATCACCGCGCAGCAACTGGCCGACGCTGACATTTTCCCAATGCGATGCGGCCGTGAAATTGATGTGCGGCTGCTCGTTGAGTTTGTACCAAAGATCGTCACGCGCTTGTTTTACGGGGATCTGGCCATCGGTGCGGTACAGGTCGCAAGGCAAAGTCATAATCGCGCCAGAGATCCGCTGCACGCAAGCAAAGACCGCGGCCACGCGCATCGCTGACAGAGGCGTGACCAACTGACCGGCTGCGTAAGACGAGATCCCAAAGGCTTGCATTACATCGTCTGAATACTGACCCGTCGAGTCAATAGCATTTTTTGGGCGAGCGTCACCCTTGCCAAAGCCTAGCGCCCCGGCAATCTTTGTAAATACGCTCATAAATTCACGAAACCTTGGTCGATTGTGTCCGTCGCTGGGTTAAGACTCATCAGCGATACTGCGTTAAATAAGGCCATCAGCGGGTCAATTTTTGCAAACCCTGCTGCCTGTTTGGTAATAGATATTGCATTGCCTCGCGGCTCGATCTTCGCATTGCCCACACACCATGCCATCATTTTTTGACCGCCGTGGATCATCATCCCTTCAGCCAGCTTGCGCTCGGAGGTCTTGATCGCGCCTGTCATTTTCCAGCCCTGGCTAATCCCTACTATCTTCTCGGGCGGTATATCCATATCGTGCAACGCCTCGATGATTCCACCTAAGCCGTGGGGATCGACGCCGATCTTATCCAAAAGACCGCTTCGCTCGACTTGTGACACGATTTCAGCAACGTCTGTCACGTCGTCGCCAATTGTTTTAACGAGGGTTAAATCACCATCTATTGCGAAATCGGTAAAACGCGCAGCCTCAGACTTTCTTCGTTCCATAACGGACGGGTGCGCCCAGGCATGAGTCCAGACCAGCCACTCGTGCGATTTGCGCTTTCTACCCACGACAGCAAAGCCAAGCAAATCGTCGAGGCCGCCGCCATCAATACCCACGTCGATAACTTCACATTCGTCCAGTATGGTTTGCAGCGTCACAGCTTGCGTCGCTTGCTCTTCCCAAAAATCTGCACCAGCCCAGCGGTCAGAGCGAAGATTCAGCCCGATTTCGACGTTGGCGTGCTTGGCTAGAAATCCCCTGAAAGATTCCTCGCCACCTTGCTGTGCCTTCTTAAACTCGCGCTCTAGAAACTCTTGATCTACCGAATAACCGAGATTCGGGTTGACCATCGCAAGATTCTCAACGAGTAGATGCTGCTTTGATTCCACCATATCTGGCGGGTGCTCAAAAATAATCGGTACAAAGCGCGGGTCGTGAATCTTTCCATCACGCACGTCTCGCGCATACTGCAATTTCTGTCTAAACACCCCGGCTGGTGGATCGTCTGACTGAGTAGTCAGGTAGATCACAAAACCTTCAGGCCTCGATGCCAAGCCGCCGATCGCCTCTCTGAGCATTGATTCGGCTCCGGCCTGCTTGCCAAAAAGCCACAATTCGTCTACCAAGGTGCCGACTGATTTCTTGCCGCCAACTGTCGCGCTGTCTGCAGCCACCACCTTGAGCGTCGCATTACTGTCGCGATGCGTGATGCTCTTAATGTGAGTCTGAACGTGCATCAGAGCGTCGAGCTCTTCGTCTTTCTGAACCATATCGCGTGCTGGTGCGAAAGCATTGTTGGCCACTTCAACCGTCGGGGCAAGTGCAACAAACTCCGCCGACTGTCTCCAGTTAAGGATTAGCGCGGTCATCATAATGCCAGCTGCGATCGTACTTTTACTATTCTTTTTTGGTAGGCAAACAAACCACTCGGTGATCAGTCTGCGCCCTGAGTCGGCATCGTAAGCCCCAAAGATCGAGGCGGCCAGCTCAAACACCCAAGGCGCGCAAGCCTCGCCAAAAGTAGGCGAGCCCGGCGCGTCGACAATCTTTAATTCTTTAAAAATCCGTAGTGCAATTTCAGCCTGCTCAGAAAAGATCGGAGGCGGGATTATCGACCTGCCTGTCTTGATCCTATCAGCCCAATCTAAACAGGCCGTTGACCATTCCTTCACTTAACTAGTCGCAAAGGTGCTGCGACTGGTGCAAATTTTCCTGTTCCAGCTTTCTTGGCAGCCTGTGCGCGCTCTTCTTTCTTACCGCTCGCGCCGGGCTTGCCGTGCATAAATGGCATTAAAGCCTTAGCGGCCTCTAGCCGCATCCGAGGATCTGCAGCTGGGTCATTCATCAAGTCGAGCAAAAACTTTTGTGGATCAGGGCTTGCGTCAATGACAACTGGCGCGACCACTTTTGGCTTGCGTCCGGCACCAGGGCGCGCGC